CGAAAAACTTAACTGAAGATAAAAAAGTTAAGGTATTAAAAGCATTTGATAATGCTAAGGATGTTAAACATGCTAAAACAATTTTTGAAACATTAAATGAAGGATTATTAGATAATAAATCTAATAACTCAAGAATTAGTGAAATAAGAAAAGGTTCAGCATCAAAAATTACAGGAAAAGCTCCAGTAACTAAAAAACAACCTATAGTAGAATCTGATGTTATGGTAGCTAGATTTAAAAAACTAGCTGGAATCATTTAAAATAAATTATTAATCTCTAAAAAATTAAAAAATGAGCTTAAATTCATTATTAGAAAGCGCGAACCCATATCATTCTTTACAGAGTGACGCAGCTAAATTAGCTAACAAATGGGAAAAAACGGGTCTTTTAGAGGGTTTACAAGAAAATAATAGAAATAACATGTCTATGATTCTTGAAAATCAAGCTAAACAACTCGTTGTTGAAAGTTCACAAACTGGTGGTGGAACTGCCTCTACAGGTAAATTCACAGCTGGAACAGGTGGACAATGGGCAGGAGTAGCTCTTCCATTGGTAAGAAAAGTATTCGGACAATTATCGTCTAAAGAATTCGTTTCTGTACAACCAATGAATCTACCTTCAGGTCTAGTATTTTTCTTAGATTTCCAATACGGAACTACTAAGGCACCATTCACTGCAACGTCTTCATTATATGGAAACACTACGTCTGCAGAAGAGCCATTTGGTAACACAAATGCAGGTGGTCTTTATGGATCTGGTAGATTTGGATATTCTATTAACAACACACAATCCAATATTGGTGCAGCAACATGGTTGGCAGCTATGTCAACAGCTTCTTGGAGTGATGTTGATTTTGATTCTGATCTTTCTGCTTCAGCAGTAGGTGATGCTTTAATCAAAATTACAGTAGCAGATACTTTATTACCTAGCTATGATGCAGAAGGTGTTAAAGGATTCTATTGGTCAGGTTCAACTAGCTTAACTGCTAATTACCCTGCATACACTAAAGTAGTTGGTTCGGATGTAATTTTCATCGTACCTTCAGCTTCTATCCAAGATAATGCACAGGATGCATTAATTACTTACCAACTTCAACCAACTGATCAATACAGAGGTGACTTTGAGGACAATAACCCAGCGTTAAATGCTGCAAACTCTCCTGCTATTGACATTCCAGAAATCAATGTACAGATGAAATCATCTGCTATCGTTGCTAAAACTAGAAAATTGAAAGCTGTTTGGACTCCTGAGTTCGCTCAAGATTTAAATGCTTACCATTCTCTAGATGCTGAAGCTGAATTAACTTCAATCTTAAGTGAGTACATTTCATTAGAAATTGACTTAGAAATCTTAAGTATGTTGTTAGAATCAGCAGCTGCTGGAAACGAAGTATGGTCTGCAATTAACAACCAAGCAAACACTAGCCAAGTAGGTAATGGTACATTTAGTGACCTAGGATTTTACAATTCTCAAGGACAATGGTTCCAAACATTAGGAACTAAAATCCAAAAGTTAAGTAATATCATTCACCAGAAAACACTTAGAGGTGGTGCTAATTTCTTAGTATGTTCTCCAACTGTAGCAACAATCTTAGAATCTATTCCAGGATTTGCTGCTGACACAGATGGTGATGCTGCTAAAATGAGCTATGCTTTTGGTGTACAAAAAGTTGGTCAATTAAACGGAAGATATAAAGTATACAAAAATCCATATATGACAGTTAACACTATCTTATTAGGATTCAGAGGTTCTCAGTTCTTAGAAACTGGTGCTGTATTTGCTCCATATATTCCATTAATCATGACTCCGCTTATCTACGATCCATCTACGTTCACACCTAGAAAAGGATTATTAACTAGATACGCTAAGAAAATGGTTAGACCAGAATTTTATGGTACAATTGATATAGTTGGATTAAATACTCTATAGTAATTAATTTCAATTAAATTGAATAGTTAGATTAAGAGCCCCGCATTAGCGGGGCTTTTTTTTCCTATTTATAATAATAAAAATATTTCTAATATTTATAATAAAAATAACAATGGCTGATTTTAATCTTTTAATAAGAGAAAGACTCTTTACAGACTCAAACCCAAGAGGTGGTGATTATAATTTAACAATATCTAATGTAACCTACTCTGATAATAGGGTTTTAACTGTACCTTCAGGATCTGAAACAACACTATTTAATATAGCAGAAGCAGTTGGACCAGGTCAAATAGTATCTAGTAGTTTAAAATACGCTAGAATAACTAATTTAAATACAACTCATTCTATAAATTTATCTTTATACTCAGGTTCAGGAGCTTATAAACAAGAAGTAGTTAATTTTGATCAAAAACCAGGTGGAACATTTATGTTATCATCTGCAGATTTTACTTCAAGTATAGACATTGAAGGAGTTAATGAAAATTATGGTCAGATATCATCTGTTACTGCATTTCCTTCTGGTAGTGTGGGTAAAATGGAGTATTTTTTAGTGTGTAATTAAAAATAAATAATTTATGAATGTACCAATTTGGGAAGGTAGTTCCTCATTTCAACCAGGACAAACACCTTTTGGATTTTATGATTATCAAGAATCATTTCAAATAGATGCTGATAAGGTATCCATATTTTGTGCTAACAGAATGGGTTATCCTTTAGTTGATATAGAATTACAATCAGGTTCTTTTTATACAGCTTTTGAAGAAGCTATTACTATATATGGTAATGAATTATATGCTTATAAAATTAGAGATAATATTTTATCATTTGAAGGTTTACCATCTGGGTCAAACCAAAATAATACTATTGTAACTCCTAATTTTGATATAATTTTTAGATTAACTCAACAATATGCATCAGAAGCAGGAGTTGGGGGTAATGTTCCTTGGTATACAGGAATAATTCCACTAACGGCAAGTGTTCAAGATTATGATTTAAATAATTGGGCAGCAGAACAAGGAATAACAGGTTCTTTAGGTATAGAAATAACAAGAGTATTTTACCAAGAATCACCAGCTATAACAAGATATTATGATCCTTATGTAGGTACTGGATTTGGTACAATGAATTTATTTGATTCATTTGGGTTTGGTGGTGATAGCCCAGCTGTAAACTTTTTAATGATGCCTTTAAATTATGATTTAGCAGTTATTCAACAGATAGAAATGAATGATATGATTAGGATGTCTAATTATAGTTTTGAAATTCATAATAATAAAGTTAGATTATTTCCAATACCACAAACAGGTAGTGGACATTTAGTATTTGAATACATGAAAAGGAATGAAAGGATAGAAAGTGGATCTATTGTAGTTCCTGATGGAATAGCTACAAATGTATCAAATGTACCTTTTGCAAATCCAAATTATAATGAAATTAATCCTATTGGTAGACAATGGATATTTGAAATGACATTAGCAATTGCAAAAGAAATGTTAGGATATGTAAGAGGTAAATATAGTACAATCCCAATACCAAATGCAGATGTAACATTAAATCAATCAGATTTAATAGCAGCAGGAACAGCAGAAAAAGTAGCATTATTAGAAAGATTAAGAGCATATTTTGATGAAACATCAAGGTTAGGATCCTTAGATAGAAGAGCTAAAGAAGCCGAAGCCGTTATGATTGAAACATCAATGGTGCCCTACACAATTTATATAGGATAATATGGCAATGTTTGGTAGAAGTAGAGATGTGAGTTTAGTTAACAAACTAAACCGCGAATTATTGGGTAATATAATTACTCAACAAGCATCTTTTTACAAATATAAATTAGAAGAAACTAAAGTTAATTTATATGGGGAAGCTGCAGGGGAAAAATTCTATGATGGTCCTTTTCTATTTAATTGTTTAATAGATAGAGATCCACAAGAATATGGAGAAACTGAAGAAGGTATATTTTTTAATCAAAGAATTAATTTTTACTTCTTTAGACAAGATTTAGTAGATGCCTTAGTACAACCTGAAATTGGAGACATTGTTCTGTATCAAGAGGGGTATTTTGGAGTACATAGTACAATTAACAACCAATACTGGACTGGTAAGAATCCTACGTATCCTAACGAAGCAAACCCATTAAATCCAGGATTAGGCGATTTTGGTGCTAGTATATCTACATTAATAGAATGTTATTATATTCCTGCTGATAAAGTAGCAATATCACCTTATAAAGAAAGATTCTAATGGCAAAAATAAGAAAACCAATACCAACGACCCAAAGACAATTAAGTGCTGAACAACAAACAGCATTTGATAGGTTAAGAGGCAACCCTAATCTTCCAGTTACAACTCCAAATGAACAACAAACTGGTATACCATTTAATAGATCAGAAAAAATGAGCTATAGAAATGATGATACTAAACCTTTTTCAATTGGGCTTAAAGATTTAGATGAAGCAGTATTTTATTATTTTGATAATGTAATTAAACCTTTTGTTACCCAAAATGGAAATAGAAGAGAAGTACCCGTTATATATGCTGCTCCTGAAAGATGGGTATCATTTCAAAAAGATAGTTATTATAGAGATAAAAAAGGTGCTATTATGTTACCTATTATTGTAATTAAAAGAGACTCAATTTCTAAAGATAGGTCAGTTTATAATAAATTAGATGCTAATGGACCTAACTTATATCAATCATGGCAAAAAAGATATTATGGTGGTAATTTTTACAGTAATTTTGATGTATTAAATAATAGAAAACCCGTGGTACAATATGAAGCAATAGCAGTACCTGATTTTGTTACTTTAGAATATAGTTGTCTAATACAAACATATTATATGGAACAATTAAATAAAATAATTGAAGCATGTGAATATGCATCAGATTCATATTGGGGTAATCCTGAAAGATTTCAATTTAGAGCAAGAATTGACCAATTTACCTCTACAACTGAGTTATCAGCGGGTAATGATAGATTAGTAAAAGGTAATTTTAATATTAGTTTAAAAGGATACATTATACCTGATACTATACAAAAAGATGTTACAGCTATTCAAAAATGGAACTCAAAAGGTGTAGTATCTATAACAAATGAAGTTGTATCTGATGCTAGCATTTTTGGTGAAGGAAATGTTATAAATCCTAATGGAGTTGGGTACACTAAAGGTAGACAATAGTTTGGATACCTGAAAAAATTTTATTATATTGTTGTATTAATTAAGTTATATCTATGCCAAAACCCAAAATTTATTTTCATACTAGTTACATAGGAGCTGGTGGTTATAATAATCATGCCCAAAACCTAATTCATGAATTATCAAAACTATCTGAAGTAAAGATACGAAATTTTTCTATATCTCCAAAGACATGGAATGGGATGAGTGATGAACCTCATAATGGTGAGGAATATTTAGATGATAATAAGAAAAAATTATTAAATTGCCAAGCATTATGGGTTAATGAAGGATCTCATAAATATTTACATGATCATCCTATGTATACTAATTATCCTAATGAATTTAAACATAATGTTAATATTATATTAAATGAATGTAACCATCATTTTTATCATAGTGCATATAAGGGCCCAAAAATAGGTTATTTAGTATGGGAATCTACAAGAGTAGAACCTAATTTTTTCAAATTATGGAATACCTTTGACCAATTATGGGTAGCTTCCAATTGGCAAAAACAATGTACTATAGAACAGGGAGCAGATCCTGATAAAGTTAAAGTAGTACCTGAAGCAGTAGATGGCAATAAATTCAAACCAGACCCAAATATTGAATTACCTGATTATGATGATGGTAGATTTAAATTTATACATTTTGGTAGATGGGATTATAGAAAAAGTACTAAAGAAATAATTGATGCTTTTTTAGATGAATTTGATCCTGAAGAACCTGTAGATTTAATATTATCTATTGATAACCCATATGCAAAAGATGGTTTTTCTTCAACTGAAGAAAGAATGGTTGAATATAATATGGAAGATCCAAGATTAAAAATAATCCACTTCCCATCTAGAGAAGATTATGTAAAATATTTACAAAAAGGTCATGTATTTTTATCATGTGCCAGATCTGAAGGATGGAACTTACCTTTAATTGAAGCTATGGCTTGTGGCACCCCTTCTATATGGTCAGAATGTAGTGGACAATTAGAATTTGCTAAAGGATTAGGACTACCAGTTAAAATAAGTCATAAAGAACCTGCACAAAGAGGAGAATTTCATTCATTTCATAGACATTTACTAGCTGGGGAATTTTATGAACCTGACTTTAATGATTTAAAAAAAGTAATGAGGGATGCCTATAAGAATTATGATAAACACAAAAAACAGGCATTAATAGAATCAGAAATAATTAGAGAAAAATTTACCTGGGAAAATGCTGCTAAAATAGCATATGATACTGTTAATGATTTTGTAAACAAAATCCCAGAAAATAAAATTGAAATTTCATTTAATTTAGGTCCTAAAGTTGAAGTAAAAGGCCATCATGATAAAAAATATAAAGTTGAATTTATTAATGGTGAAACAAATGAGGTTTTACATTCTGCAATAATTTCAAATAATATGTGGACTAGATGTAATAAATCATATTACATTCCTTGGATTATAAAAATTGATAACCAAATAGTACATACTTTTAATTTAAAAGATAAAGTAACAAAAGTATCATTTGACTCAAAATCAATAGGAGATACTTTAGCTTGGATGCCCCAAGTTTTAGAATTTAAAAATAAATATAAAGCAAAAGTAGTAGTTAGTACTTTTCATAATGAATGGTTTGAAAAATTAGAAATTTATAAAGATTTAAAATTTATTAAACCTGATGTGCCCCAAAAATGTTATGCTGAATATAAATTAGGTTGGTTTAAAAAAGATGGTAAGTGGGATAATGGGCAAAATAATAAACACCAAGCTAATATTGTACCTTTAATTCAAACTGCAACTGATATTTTAGGTTTACCTTATAAAGAAGTAAATTATGGTGTTAATTTTAAACCTAAAAAAAGACCAATTAAAGAAAAATACATTTGTATAGGCCCAAGATCAACATCAGGTTTAAAAGAATGGCCTTATGAAAATTGGAGAAAATTAGCAGATAAATTATCTAAAAAAGGATATAAAATAGTTAATCTATCATATGAAGGTTTTAGTGGTAAAAATATTATTAATAAAGAAAAATTAGACTGGGAAAATACTTGGAATTATATGTACCATGCCGAGTTATTTATAGGATTAGGATCAGGTTTATCTTGGGCTAATTGGGCTTTAAATAAACACACTTTAATGATAAATAATTTTATCCCTTTAGGATATGAATTTGCTAATAATATCACTAAAATAGAAAACAAATCAGTATGTCATGATTGTTGGGTAAAACCAGAATATGTTTTTGATGCTGGTAATTGGGATTGGTGCCCAGAACATGAAGGTACAAAGTTACAACATGTTTGTATGAAATCTTTAAAAGTAAATGAAGTATTTAATAAAGCATTAGATTTAATAGAACCAAAAGAAAAAAGCTTTGTATGGATAACAGGAGGAGATAAAGGTTATTTATCAATGATAGAGGTATTAGCTAAAAGTTTACTCAAATATTCTAAATATAAACTTATAGTATATGGTTTTAATTGTGATTCAGAAATTGATTTACCTAATGTAATAAATAAAAGAATTGATTTTCCATTAAAACCTACATTTGACCCCCAACGTGAAAAAGATTTATTTGATAAAGATTATTCTTTATACTTTGCAAAATATTTAGCTAGTATAGATTCTTTAAATGAAAATTATGTAAATTATGCTTGGTTAGATGGTGATGCCTTTGTAACAAAACATATAGATAAATCATTAAAACATATTGATGATTCAGTAGATTATCCTTTATTTATGACTTATTATCATGGAGATATTAATCAATGGAGAAATGTAAATAATATTAGATTAGAAGGAAGTTATGGTGGTGAATTATCATCTATAAAAGGGATAACACGAAATCCTCATAATACTATAATAGCGACTGGATTTTATTTTTATACTCAAAAATGTCATAATTTCTTTAAGGAATGTATGGATTGGAATAAAGAATTAAACCAACAAAATATTAAAATATGGGTAGATGATAACGCTTTCTCAGAAGAAAGAGTAGCTAATAATTTATTATGGGGCTCTAATCAAAGAAAAGTAATGCCTGTTACATGGAATAACTATTATAGCTCAGAAGATGAAAAAATGGTTAGTAGTTATTATTTAGATCAAGGTTTTGACGTAATGTACGATAAAGTAACACGAGAACCTTATTTTATACATGGTCCTGACCCATCAGTAAAACCTAAAGATAGCAACGTATTAAACATAGCTTTTAATGATTATAAATGTACTAAATTAATGATAGTAGCACACCCTGATGACGAATTAATATTTGGGGGAGCAGAATTAATTAAGTATGGACCTGAATATAAAGTTGTTTGTATTACTAATAAAAATAATGAAGTTAGAAGTAATGAATTTAAAAATGTAATGGAAGAACTTAATGTAGGGTCATATGAAATGTTAGATTATGAAGACGGGATAAATATTGTTGAAGATTATGATTTATCAGACTATATTAATCAAAAAGAATGGGAAAAAATAGTAACACATAATCCTATAGGAGAGTATGGACATCCTATGCATAGAAAAGTATTTGATGCTATTAAAGAATTAACTAATAATTTTTATGTATTTGGAAAGTCTTCTAATAAATTAGATAAAAATACTTTAAATAAAAAAAATAAATTACTTAAATTATATAAATCTGAACAACCTATTATATCCCAATTATTAAATAAAAATGGAAATTGGTTTAAAACTGATTCTGATACTAACTATATTGAATATGAATCAATAACTAAATATGATAAAAGAATAGATGTTAGACCTTTTATAGCTTGTTATGATAAATAAAAATTTAATTATTTTAACCTGTCATTGTGATACAGATAAAAAATTAAAAGTATTAGAAGATAATATTAAAATATTAAAATCAAATTCTTTTCATATATTAATAATATCACATATACCTGTACCTTTTAAAATACAACAAAAAGTTGAATATTTTATTTATGATAAAAGTAATCCTGTTTTACACCCACCTCAAAGATTATTTAGGTTTTGGAATACAAGAGCCCATCCTACTAAAAAAGATAAAATATTAAGGTTAGAATCTAACCACCCAGATTATGGTTGGACTGTTTTTAATCAATTTATTAAATCAAGTAAATTTGCTTTAACATTAGATTATAATTTTTATAGTTTTGTTAATTATGACATTGAATTAAATAATGATTTAATAACAGAATTATATTCCCCAAATAATTTTATATGCTCTAAAGTAATAGATTCTAATAATGAAGAAAGATGGCCTAGTTTAGTATTTAATATTATTGGAAAGGATAATTTAAAAGATTTAATACCTAGAATTAATTTAGAAGATTATATAAATAAACCAAATGGTAAAGAAGCATTTGACTCAGCTGAAGATTATTGGAGAGTATTAATTGCAAAATATGCCTATAATTTACACCCAGAAGTAATTAAGGATAAAGTAGATTTTGGTACACCTTTTATTTTTAATCAAAACATACATAATGATTCTTTTAGAATATTTTTTGAAAAAAGTGATAACTCTAAATTTTTAGCAAGATTATTTAAAGAAGATATAACATTATGTGTTAATGATTCTAAATTTAAATTAAAACCTATAGAACAAATTTTTAATTTACCTAAAGATATAAAAACTATAGGATATGAATTAAATGGAAAATATTTTGATTTATTAGAAGAATATAATAAAAGTAGTAATCAACTTATAATAGAAAAAGATGCTTAAAGAATGTTTTTTAGTTAATGCTTATTGTGATACTAATGAAAAAAAAGAAGTATTACAAAATACATTAAAAGATTTAAAAAAATATAATAAAGATATAATATTATTTTCACATTACCCTGTAGAAAAAGATAGTACTCAATTAACAGATTACACTTTATTTGACTATAGTAATCCAATTATGGATTTAAAACATAGTGCTACTATACATTGGAAAAAATATAAATATTATAAATTAAATACTTTATATTTAGATTATGGTTATGCAGCAGTACAACAGTGGAAAAGAGGATTAATATATGCTTATGATTTAGGATATGATAATGCTTATGTATTAAATTATGATTTAGTAGTAACTGACGATATTATTAAAACATCAGAAAATCACCTAAAAAATTATGATAACGTAATTTTAGATTATGGTTTAGTTAAAATGAATGATGGTGGGGAATATGAACCTGCCCTTCATATGTCTTGGTGTGCCTTAAAACTAAATTCTTATATAGATAAATTAAAAGAAATAAGTTATGAAGATTATTATTATAACTCAGGATTTGGTGTAACTGAAAATTACATGTACGAAAAATTACACTCAGATAATTCTATTGTTATACCATTTAATAAATGGGAAAAAGAAGTAATTACTTCTATAAAAATGGATACTGATTTTACTAAACATTACTATGTTAGAGAAGGATATAAATGGATAATGGGTGAAGAAAAAATATGGGTAAAAAATAAAGAAATTGGAACAAATAAATGTTTATTATTTTTATATGATATTAAAAAAGATTTAAAAGTTAAAATATCTTTAGATGATAAAATTATCCACCAATCTACAGTACCATCAACTTTAGAGTACCATTTAATTTATTTACCTTTTGGGTTTAATAAAGTTAAAGAATATATAGGGGAATATAAAAATAACAAATTTTATGATTCTATAAAAAACTTAAAACTTTCAATAAATAATTTGGAAATACCAAAAGAATTAATTAGATTAACCCCAATATCAGCAATAGAAGTAGCAAATGACAACATATAAAAAACGTATTTCATGCGAGTCCTGTGGACATACCGAATTTAATATTATATATGATTTTGGAAAGATACCCTTAGCAGGTAGTTTTCCATTAGATACAGAAGTTAATAATATAAAATCGTATCCTCTTAAGATAGTAAAATGTAAAAACTGTGAATTAGTACAAACTAATACTTTAATACCACCTGAAACTTTATTTAAAGACTACAGGTATATTTCATCTGTAGGAATGCAAAACCATTTTAATGATTTTGCTGATTGGTTAATTAATAACCAGTCATTAACACCAATGCATAAAATTTTAGAATTTGGTTGTAATGATGGCCCTTTACTTGAGGCATTAAAATATAGAGGCATACATCATACTATAGGAATAGACCCAGCTACTAACATTGTAGAATTAGGTAGAAAGAAAAATTTAAATATAATTAATAACTTTTTTAATTATAGTTATGCAAAATCAGTAGAATGGGAAGAAAACTTTGATTTAATTTTAGCTAGTAATACTTTTGCCCATATTGAAGATATAAATTCAGTAATTAAAGGAGTTCATTATTCTTTAAAACCAAAAGGAAGATTTATATTTGAAATACAATATTTAGTAGATCTAGTAGATAAATTTCAGTTTGATTTTATGTATCATGAACATTTATTTTATTATACTGTAACTAGCTTACAAAAATTACTTTCAAAGTATAATCTTAAAATAATTGACGTAAAAAAAGTACCAATACATTCAGGATCCCTTAGAGTAGTAACAACTAAAGATACATCAGAACCTAAAAAAGAAATAGTAGATAATCTTATAGAAATAGAAAAAGATTATAAAGATTTAAGTAAATTTAGTTCTAAAATATCTTTTGCATTAAATGATTTAGGTGCTCAATTAGGTTATCTAAAAGAAATGGATAAAAAAATAGCAGGTTATGGGGCTTCTGGTAGGGCAAATGTAGTAACTAGTACTAAAGATTGGGATACTAATGATTTAATGTATATTATAGATGAATCTCCTGAAAGATATAGTAGATATACAGCAAATGGAAAAATACCTATATATCCACCTGAATTTTTAGAATCTGACCCACCAGATTACATATTAATATTAGCTTGGAATTTTGCAGATATGATTATTGAAAAAACAAAACATTTAGGAATACCTTATATAGTACCTTTTCCTGAAGTAAAATATATAAAACCATGAAAAATGAAAAAATATTTATAACCGGGGGTGCAGGGTTTTTAGGTTCTAACTTAGTAAAACGTTATTATAATGATAATGAAATAACAGTTTATTCAAGAGACGAGGCAAAACATTATTATCTTAAAAAAAGATTTCCAAATATTAATTGTATTATTGGTGATGTTCGTAATTTTGATTTATTAAAAAGATCATCTAAAGGACATACTATTGGAATTTTTGCTGCTTCTTTAAAACAAATAGAAGCTGTAGACCAAAATGTAGAAGAAGGTGTTAGAGTATTAATTGATGGATCTATTAATTCAAGAAGAGCAGCAGAAGAAAATAATATGAAAGCAGCTTGTTTTATTTCATCTGATAAATCTAGAGCAGCTACTACATTATATGGCTCAATGAAGTTTATAGCTGGTGAATCCTTTATAGTAAATGCAGAAAAATCTAATGTAAATTTATCATCTGCTATTTATGGTAATGTTTTAAATTCAACAGGTAGTATAATACCATTAATTTGGGATTCAATAAATAGAAACTACCCTCTTACATTATACTCAGATGAAATGACCCGTTTTATGATTGATATAGAAAATGCTATGGATTTAATTGAAATTGGATTAGAGGTAAGTGGATATAATGTTGTACCTAATTTAAAATCATTTCTAGTTAAAGATTTATTTGATATTTATTCTGAAAAATGGGGTTTAAAATATAAAATAGGTGAACCTAGGATATCAGAAAAAATACATGAAATAATGATTGCTAAAGAAGAAGCACCTAGAACTTTTTACAGTGAAGCAGATGATACGTATTATATGCATTATAAGGATGTAAGTGAAAGTTGCATAGCAGATGAATTTAATAGTAATGATGTAACAGTTTCAAAAGATAAATTAATAAAAATATTAGAACAATATAATTATTTTAAACCATGAAAATATTAGTATTAGGACATAAGGGAATGTTAGGATCTATGGTTTGTTCTTATTTCAAACATATGGATGTAGGTTATACAACTACTGATTTAAAATGGCCCACTTTAGATTTTGAAAAATATCTTAAAGATTTTAAAGGTGATTATATTGTAAATTGTATAGCAATTACTAATCCAACAAGAAAAGGAATACAAGTTAATTATGAATTACCTAAATTACTAGAAGAAAAAACAGAATGTAGAATAATATATCCAGGTACTGATAGTGATAACGAAATGGGATCATATGCAGCATCTAAAACTAGTGCTAGTATATGGATAAATCAAGATTCAAAAAACACAAAAATAATAAGATCATCTATTATAGGACCAGAATTAACACCAAAACCTTATTTATTTGAATTTTTAAAAAAAACAAAAGAAGCTTCATTTTCAGAACAGGCAAGATGGAATGGTAATACTACTTTAACATGGGCTAAATACTGTTTAAAAATGATACAAAACTGGAATGACTATAAAATAGAAAATGTTTTATGTAGTAGTTGTATTACTAAATCAGAATTAGCTGAGATAGTAGCTGATGTATTTGATTTAAAAATAGATATCAAAACTACAAATGAAAGAGGTTTTAATAGATGTTTAAAAAATGAAAAATCTTATTTACCTATAAAGAAACAACTTATTAATTTAAAGGAATTTATATATATTTATAACCAACAAAAATAATATGCAAAATATTAAGTTATCTCAAAAAGAAGTAGAAAAACTAGTTAATCTTCAAGATTCATTAGCTGCTAATATAGAACAATTTGGAACCATAGTAGCTGCTGAAATTGAATTAAAAGAAAGAAAAGAAAAAGTAGAAAGTGACTTTAAAAGCAATAGAGATTCTCAACGAGAATTAGCAGCAGAGCTTCAAGAAAAGTATGGCGAAGGCACTATAAACTTAGAAACTGGCGAGTTTATCAAACCAGAATAGTTTTTTGAAAAGGTTTTTAATATTTATAATAAAACAATATTAAAAATAATATATTACGATGGCAGAAACTATTTTATCCCCTGGCGTTTTACAAAGAGAAAATGACCAATCTTTTATAGCACCCTTACCAACCCAAGAAGGTGCGTCTATATTAGGACCAACGGTTAAAGGACCAGTTAACATACCTACATTAGTTACATCATTTAGTCAATTTAGTACTATTTATGGAACTTACCAAATGAGTGGTTCACGTCCTTACTCTTTCCTAACATCTATAGCAGCAAATAATTATTTCTCAAATGGAGGAAATTCATTATGGGTTACTCGTGTAGTAAGTCAATCTTTTCTACCAGCTACAAGTTCACAAGTAGCTGATACAGATGGAGGGATGAATACAGGTTCAGGTGAACCTGGAGGAGTAGCTAAAACAGGAAAATCTCCTTTTGTATTAGAAACTATATCTGAAGGTGCAATAATGAATTCAGGACATACTGAAGTAACAGGAGGTTCAGGAGCATTAGTAAATGGAACAGTTGATAACCTTAGATGGGAAGTAGCAACAGTAAATACTTCATCAGGAACTTTTTCATTATTAATTAGAAGAGGAGATGATGATGCAAATCAAAAAATAGTATTAGAATCGTATAACAATTTATCACTAGATCCAAATTCACCTAATTTTATTTCAAAAGTAATAGGAGATATGGATAAATCAGTAGCAACTGATGGTAGTGATTATTACATAAAAGAAACAGGTAATTATCCAAACGCTTCAGCTTATGTAAGAGTAAGTGCTGTTAATAATTTAACACCAGATTATTTTAATAATGCAGGTGAAGCTAAAGATAAGTTTACAGGAAGTTTACCTGATGCCCCACAATCATCATCACTAGATGGTGGAGCTGGATCAAATATTCCTACCACAGATGGTGGATATAGTAGAAAAATGAATTTTTATGATGATATCGATAATACAGATAATCAAGGATTAGAAGGAGCAAATTATGCAACAGCAGTAGGATTAATGGCTAACACAGATGATTATAAATTTAATGTATTATCAGCACCAGGATTAATTAATGCAAATGGATTAACAGGTACAACACCAATCACTAATGCAGTGTCTAACACAATAGCAAGAGGAGATAGTATGTTTATAGTAGATCTAGTGAATTATGATACAGCATTAGCTACAGTAACAACTCAAGCAGCTGGATTTGATAGTTCATATGCAGCAGCATATTGGCCTTGGGTTCAAACGATTGATCCTAACACAGCAGAAATGGTTTGGGTACCAGCTTCAACAATGATACCAGGAGTATATGCATTTACAGATGCTTCAAGTGATCCATGGTTCGCACCAGCAGGTATAACAAGAGGTGGATTAGGACAAGTTATTAGAGCTGAAAGAAGATTAACAGTAAGTAATAGAGATACATTATATGAATCTAATGTTAACCCAATAGCTACATTCCCTGGACAAGGTGTTGTAGTATTTGGACAAAAAACACTACAGAAAAAATCAAGTGCTTTAGATAGAGTAAATGTAAGAAGATTAATGATTGCTCTTAAGAGCTTTATAGGACAAGTTTCAGATAATTTAGTGTTTGAACAAAATACAATAATTACAAGAAATAACTTCTTATCACAAGTTAACCCTTATTTAGAGTCAGTACAACAAAGACAAGGATTATATGCATTTAAAGTTGTAATGGATGATACAAATAATACACCAGCAGTAATTGATAGAAATCAATTAGTTGGTCAAATATTTTTACAACCAACTAAAACAGCTGAATTCATAATTCTAGATTTCAATGTTTTACCAACTGGAGCAACATTTCCAGCATAAAAATTAAAAAATTAGATATTTATAATAAAATAAAATAAAATAATAAAATGGCAGTATTACAATCATCGGAAATATTTTTTACAGCATTTGAACCAAAACAAAAGAATAGGTTTTTTATGAGTGTTGAAGGTATGCAATCCTACCAAATAAAAGCAGTAGGAGCTGTTAACATAGCACAAGAAGCAATTCCATTAAATCACATAAATGTTCAAAGATTTGTAAAAGGAAAAACAACTTGGGGACCAATTTCAATGACGTTATTTGATCCTATTACACCATCCGGAGCGCAAGCAGTGATGGAGTGGGTTAGATTACATCACGAATCAGTAACAGGTAGAGATGGGTATTCTGATTTTTATAAAAAAGATTTAACATTTAATGTACTAGGACCAGTAGGTGATATAGTATCTGAATGGATAATTAAAGGCGCAATGATAACATCAGCTAACTTTGGGGATTATAGTTGGGATGATGATAGTGCTGCTCAAGAAATTTCATTAGAAGTACAACCAGATTATTGTATTTTAAATTTCTAGAAAATTTTACACTCCCTGATATTTCCTTCAAAAATAGCTTGGCTTCGGTCAAGCTTTTTTGTATATTACATATGTATGACAAATAAACAAACAGTTATTTAAAAATAGATTATGCAAGAATTCAAAATTCCAACAGAAACAATAGAATTACCATCACAAGGCCTATTATATCCTAAAGATCATCCATTATCAAGTGGTACAGTAGAAATGAAATATATGACTGCTAGAGAAGAAGATATACTAGCAAACCAAAATTATATAGCAAATGGAACTGTAATTGATAAATTATTAAATTCTTTAATAGTTACAAAATTTGATTATAATTATTTAATTTTAGGTGATAAAAATGCTATTATGATAGCAGCTAGGATATTAGGTTATGGACCTAAATATAAAATAGAATATAATGGTGAAGAAGATGAAGTTGATTTATCTAAAATAGATAATAAAAAAATAGATAAAAAATTATTTACTCCTGGTAATAATGAATTTTCTTTTGTATTACCTTATTCTAAAAATAAAATTACTTTTAAATTATTAACTCATAGAGATGAGCAAAAAATAAATAAAGAAATTGAAGGTTTACAAAAATTAAATAAAGATGTTAATCCTATAGTATCAACAAGATTAAAATTTCAAATCACTTCTGTAAATGGAGATTCAGATCCACCTACTATACGTAGCTTTGTAGATAAAGCATTATTAGCTCAAGATTCAAGAGCTTTTAGAAAATATATTAGCGATATACAGCCAGACATAGATCTGACTTTTTTTCCCCGAGGGACTAAAGAATCAAGACCCATCCCAATTAGTCTCAGGTTTTTTTGGCCTGACGTCTAAAGAGGGGTTTGCCTTACATAAGCATGTATTTAAAACTATACATGAAATAGTATTTCATGGTAAAGGAGGATATGATTGGCATACAGTATATGATATGCCTATATGGTTAAGAAATTTTACTTTTACAGAAATTAAAAAATATTATGATGATGAAGCAGCAGCAGTTAAAAAGGCAAACTCTAGATCATCTAAATCAGGAAATAAAACAACTACTAATATTTTAGATAGTTCAGGAAAAATAAATCCCCCAAGCTTTCAAGGAAAATCAAGTTATAATTAAAAACTCAATTTTTTAATATTTATAACAAAACATCGCTTAAATGGCAACTCAAAAAGACATCCAAAATCAAGGAAAACTTAATCAAGGAATTAAGGAAACTGTTGACCTTACACAAGATCTAGGAGTAGCTGCTGCTGATGCGGCTGCTAATAT